TCCTTAGGTAATAACTCCTTAAATTGCACCGGATCAAGTTCCATGCCCACCGGTTCAACATCTTTCAATTTATATTCGGCCTCTACACCGGCAACGCTTGAAAAATACCCGACAATTTCCTCAATCTGTTTTTGCTTATGCGTTACATAGGTATTTTTAAAAATCTCATAGGCCGTTTTCAATTCGCTTGAATTGCCCAATTTTCCCTCTTGTTGAATTCCAAATAAAAGTGGATGCGTAATGTTATGGCCAGAGAAGATATTATTCGTGATCAAATCATCAACCGCGCCGAAATCTTCCTTTGTTAAATCCGATGCGCCCAGGTCATCGATTGTTGGTCGCTTTGTTGGATCGTTGTTAAAACCAATCAAAACTTTTTTACCCTCGGCCCCGGTTGCGGCGTTTTCTAAACGCGCGGTGATTCGCCTTTTTTTATCTTCATCCGGTTCACCATTGTAAAAGTTAATAAACTTTGACGCGCTGAACCCGGTTTTTGCATTTGTTAGCGTGTGCCTGGAAACCTCAATATCCGATTCAACCCAATTGCACGCAGCAACCCAGGATGGCAACGCATAAGGATTTTTTCCGCAACGATATTCTTTGAAATAAAAGATTGATGATTTTGTACATGTCGGATGGAATGCAGGGTATTCCGCCTCCGGTTGTTCCCAGGTATTGTTCCACTTTTTACGATAGTAAAAACATGTGTTATCCTCATTCGCCCGGATGCGATCATAGGACATGTGATAAATATTGAACCCTCCGGCAAGTTTTGGAATCACCTGGAAATAAACGCCACCAAAATTTTCAATGTCCAAACATGCCAATTTCATCAACTGATCCCATGATTGTTTTTCGTTGGCCTTTTGCAAAAATACTTTTCCGGGTTCGGATTCCGTCATTAATCCATTCCCCATTATGTAAACACATTTCCCGTTGATGATGGCGTTGTGTTTTGCGGACTTGTTATAAAGCCACAATAAATAGGTTGGATAATCATTCCGATCGCCAAACGGCACGAATTCAACGCCACGTTTTTTTTCCATTAATGGAATGCGTGAATCGGCGAATTCCATCGCGCCGACCTCGATCATTTCATCGTTTGTATTTTTAACCGGCATAGCCTTTGTATATCGTTTCGGGTTCATATCCTTGTTGAATTAAATTCGCCGCCGGATTCAAAAGCATCTTGCCGCATTCAACCAAATTCAACCCGGATGGATTGGTGTTCGATGAACTCGATTGCTCATAAACCTCATAGGAATATTGCCCGGCCTGGGCGGTTGCAAATAAAGTAATAGTATTAAACGTGTATATGTTGGCGCGTTCCGGATAACTTGATGTATCGGACGCGGAATTTACAATGATCTTATATTCAACTTTCGTTGATACGTTCGTGAACACAAACAAATAATACGGATTTGCAATCGTTGTTGATTCATTCAACGTAACGATTGTATCTGACTGCGATCCGATTGTGTAAACGATCATGTAATGATGTGGCAAAAAATGAACGTTTGTTGAAATAAAAAAGGCCGCCAAATTAACGGCGGCCCCTCATGGAATCATGTGTATCAACCCACAACATGAAATTAGGTTGTCAAAGTACCCAGGGCGGTTGAATTTACCTCATAGGCAAGGTTTCTTTCATCGCCGCTGAATGCCAATTCGTAACCATTACGATCGGCCAAAAGCCTACCGGTTTTGTTAGCCGATGTATCGAGCATCAAACCATAATCGCGACCATACATCCAACCCGTTCCGTTTTCATCAACAAAAACAAAAATCAATCTGTTTTGTGCCAACAACAATAATTCGTTTCGAACGGCGGTTGTCATTTTGTTGATAGGGAATTTAATGGTTTGCTTATTGGTCAACGTTCCCATTTCCCGGCTTGCTGCCAATGCTTCATCGGCCTCCGCGGTGTGGGCAATCAAATTATATTTTTTGAACGTTTTCGTTGATGCTTTTGTAATCGCTGAAATAACGCCGGCGGTTTCAGTTATCGCAGTAACGTTTTCAAATTCGATTACATAAATTTCACGAACGCCCCCGTAATTGAAACGGCAATCTAAATTGTAACCTTGTGTAAGTGCGCAGGGCATAGTTGTAATATTTTAAATTAGGGCCGGATAATATGTCCGGCCCTTATTGAATCAATTATCCAAGATACAGAACGTTGTTCGCTTGGCGCGCAACGTGTGCAGCAATGGTGAAAATGTGCTTTACAAACATATCTTCGCGGTTGTTTGCAATCTTGTTGATTTCCATCCTATTGATATCAGCAACCAGGTCAGTACACCAAATCAAGTTTGAAGGCAACGCGGCGATGATACAATTTTCGGGAACCGGTACAAATTTGATTTCAACGCCATTGTAGAAATATTTGTCGGCCTTGATGTCAACGCTGAACAGATCGCGGTAAGTTGCGCTTACGTTGAAAATGTTGATGAATTGTTTGTGGCTATATGGAGCGTACAAATAAGGCTTTTCGCTTTGTGCCAAAACTACGGCCGGAATTGCGGCATATACTTTCGCATATTCGGCGGCAACATCACCGGCATCAATTGTAGTTCCCAATACTTTAACGCGTGTTCCCAATGCGCCATTGTTGTAAATCATCTTTGCAACAACGCCATCAAATTGGGTTGCAGTTTGAGCGGCTGCCCATGTTTGCTCGGCGGCTCCAACTGAACCCTGGCCGGTGCCTGGAGTAAGTGCTGCGATAGCGGTTTTGGTTGCGGCGGTAATACCACTCCACCATTTTGTTTCGGCATCGGTTGAAATTTCTTTTCCGTATGCGGCCAAAACAACGCGCTCGAATTCGGTTGACATCATTTCCCATGCGCCTGGCTTCATTGATCTTTTGAACCTTGAAGGGCGAAGGGTGTTCGGATCGAACTCTTGATAATACATTACTTTGGTTGGTGTAACCGATGTATCATTCAAAGTAATTGTACCCTGGCTTGTTGGTGCGCCGGATGCAAACGCTTGCAATGTTACCGCGTTAGTATTTTCGGTGAAAATACTTTCGTTCTTAACATCGCTTTCAAACGAAACCAAATTGTCGGAAATGGTTTTGTTTTCAAATAATAGTTCCTCTAATACCGGCTCGTATGCCTTACCGCGTATATCAACGATAGATGCTGAAATTGCCATTTTATTTTGTTTTAGATTTTAAAGATTTTTTTTCTGATTGTTCCGTTTCCTCGATTTCATCCGGGAACCTTTTTTGCAAATGCTCCAATTGTTCCTGGCTTAATTTCGATTCCGATGTAAACGGGTTTGATGCTGGGCCGTATGCCCAAATTGAAACGCCGTCTTTTATTTTTAATGCCATTGATTAAAAGTTTTTTGAGGCGCGGAACTTTTCAAGTGCTGACATTTCCTCGAATGATTTCACTTTTTCGGTAGGTTGTTCAACGGATGAATTCGCGATGGTTTCCACCAGGTGAAACATTTGTTTCAATGTTTCGGCTTGTTTTTCAATAGTGTTTTTTTGTTCTGCAATGGTTTGCTTCAATTCGGCGATGTCGGTTTTTGCGGCCGCAAAACCTTGTTGGAAATCGCTAAACATGCCAGGGAGTTTTTTCATTGCCTCTACTTCAACCTCAACAACGGGCGCGCCTTCGGCTTTCTTTACTTCGGTAATCAATCCGCCGGCCGTAACAATCTTTCCGCCATCTTCGAACTCATGTTCGCCATCGGGTGCCGGTTCGCCGTTCAATGTAACTGATCCGCCAACTTCCAATTTGTCGATTGATACAACCGCGCCGGATTTCAATTTGTACTCCATGAACTTTTGCGGTTCAGCCGGAACGGGTGTTCCCATTTGCTTTTCTTCATCGCCAAAAATCATAGACTTTATTTTTTCTACTGCTTCTTTCGGTGTCATGTGATAATTCTTTTTTGATTGTGGCAAAATTTAAAAGATTGTTGAATTTAAAATTTCAACTATTTTTTCAAATTGTTCATTGTATTCATCTTTTTTCTTCATTCCGAAATTCCCCTCAACGCTGAATCCTTTGATCATTCCGTCTTTAACCATTTGCCACGCAACATCATTTTCAACGTACATTGAACCAAACAATGATCCATCGGCCAGATCTTCAAACCCTTTCATCGGCCGAATGCCCCTGGCTTTGTCCGATTGGAATATCTCAAACAATGTAACCCCTGGAACCTTCATATCGGCGTTATGCATCAAATTAACATTGTTGTGAAATCCTTTTTTCGCCATCTTAATGGCAATTTTCTTGATTGTTTCCGGTGAGAAAAATACTTCATAATCTCCCAACTCCGGATCTGTTCTGAAAATTTTTTGATTCGCCACCATCAATGGCCCGGATATGATTCGCTTATCTTCATCCTGGATTTTGAATGTTTCGGATTTGGGTTCTGAAAAATGCTGATCCCAAATTGAATAACAAATGGCGGCGGCTTGTCCGGCATCTTTGCCCTCACTCACAACGTATGAAATGCAACGCGGAATAAATGCATCTTTGCTTTCACCCTTCGCCGGTTCGACAAACTGATCGTTGAATTTTACAAAATCTTTTTTGATCGCCGGGCGATCAACCAATGCGATGAAATCGACCATTAAATCCGAATCCATATCATCGGAAATCATCATTTAGTAAACGGGTAACTTTTTCATTTATATTTTTTTTATTGTTTTTTATCCTAACCTGGCCGCGCGTTGCAACCTTACATTCCTTTCATCGGAATTCCTAATATCCGAATCCAACACATAGGCGCGATTAACCCCACCGGCGGCGGCGTTTCCAATGTTCTGAATCGTTGACGCGCTTAATGATGTCGCGGTTGATTGTGGCGCAACGGGCGCGGCAACATTCCCCATTGATGGCGTTGAACCTCCGCCTCCGCCCCCACCTGGAACCTGGGTTCTGCCAATGTTTCGAACGGCTGAAAAACCGGATGCCAGGATCGTTGCAACGGATGCAACTTTTTGAATCGTTCCGAATGGTTCCGGAATTACAGTTTTGTTTTTTAAAACTTCAGTTACACCCAAATAAGTATTGATCAACGCCTGCGATATTGCCAACGCTTTACCGGCAATGGTTTGACGGCCTACCAGGTCGCCCAATGCGCCCATTGTTTCGCCCGTCATTTTCAATGTGTCGCGCTTTGCTTGCTCGTATTTTAAAACGCCATCGG